AATGAACTGCAGTAGTTCGTCAGATGAACTGGAACTATACCTAATAACTAAACTAATTAACTATACCTATAGAACTATTAAGGCGTGTGCTAGTATTTTATATATGGATAGAATAGATAGTTGGTATTTGCTTTTTTTTCAATCTTATGATACAATTAAGAATTACTTTCACGAGTACTAAACTAAGGAAATAAGGGCATCCTGCGAGGTGCCTTTTCCTTTTAATACAGGAGATACGATGAAATTACAACAGGTGCTTAGGCATTTAGAAAATAAATATAAAAAATTGCCTAAATTTAATATTTGCGAAGACCAATTCTGTTCTTGTGATGCTGAAAGTCTATCATATGTACTGGAATACAAGTCTAGAGGAGCAGATTATCCCGATATTATGATAGAAGGGCTTAAATTACAGAAAAATCTGCGTAAAGCACAGCAAACAAATAGAGAATTTATCTATGTTAGTGAATTTAACGGAATAATTCGTTCTTGGAACCTATCTAAGCTGGTAAATAGTGGCGTAACTTTTAAATGGGAAGTCAAATGGTTGCCAGTAAACACAGAAATTACTGAAGATGACGAACATATGTGGAAAATTGTAGCTTATTTGCCAGTAGAATTAGCAGCTGAACATTAAATTTGCTTTTTTTAACAAGATATGATATAATAGGCGTATGGATAAAGAAAAAAGATTAGAACAACCAGCAAAGTCTAGTGACTTAACTGTGTTTGCTGATATGCAAATGTTTTTACTTGCATTACAACAAGCAGGTGTTAGTTACGAAAACCTTTACTGGTGTTGTCTTAACTATAAGAATAAGAAGTTGTACTCAACTTATTGCACTTGGCACTTCGCAGGTAGACCTTACGAGGGCGATGAGCGATGGGATGAATTTGCAAATTTAGATTTTTCTTTTATAGGCGACATAACATTCGATTTATGATATAATCAATTACACTTGTTAAAAGTGTTTGCTCATATGTGGTAGAAAGCCGGTGTTTCATCGGCTTTTTGCTTCTTTAAGCTTTTATGATATAGTAGTATAACAATAGTAGACAGGAGAATACAATGGATGAGAATAGTCCTTACGAAGAAGACCTAACACCAGTTCAAGCAGTGCTAGGCGAAATTAAAGAACCAAAAGATTTATCAGAACTTAAAACTTTAGAAGAGTTAGTTGAGTCCGGACAAATAGGAATTAACTGGAACGAATGGCTTGAGTGTGTTCAATGGTTAAGTGTTAGATACACAAGCGGCGATAATATACCGGCTAACTGGACTGATGTAGAAATATCTGCAATGTATCAAGACTTACAAGAATACTCTTACAAAGATGTGCAGACTGCAATTATTAAATTACATTCAGAAGGTAGAACTTGGGCACCTAACTCATCTCAGATTATTGGGATGCTAAACAAGTTAGGTTGCAATGTTGTTATCAGTCAAAGAAAACTTAAACAGTTTCAGAGCGGTCAAGCTACAGAATGTAAAGCTGGTGGAGAACACGAATGGTTTGAACTAGGTTGGCTTCATAATGAATATGGCGACCCTGAATTTATAGAGTCTTGCGGTAAAAGAATAAGTATTCAGACTGCAGCCTGCGGTGCCGAACGAGCAGTACCTTGTCCTGATTATCATTTATTTGCAAAACCTGAGCCTATGTGGGTTGAGAAGTTTGTAGAGACAGCACAAAAGATTGGTTTGCCTGACCATAAGATTGATTGGATTTTGTCTAATGCTAGACCTAACCTAATGACTTATGCACAGTATCTCAAGAAGTATAATCCTACTAGTAAGGAACCAGTAGTAGAAGGTGAGATTGTATGATAGCGAGATGTGATTTTTGCGGAAGCGAAGATATAGAAATAGAAACTTGGAACAATAACAGATTGTATTGTGCTCTTTGTGGAGAGAATACTATGTTTTCAGAAGAAGAAGTTGTTGTGTTTCAAGGAAAAGAAATATTAATGAAATTGGAGGAAGAATGAGCAAAGCTTATAAACAGGCTTTTATTGATAAGTACTATGAAAAATCAGCAGAACCTTTAGCAGACACTATGGGTTTTTACTGGGCTATGAGAGCTAGAGACTTTATACCAGTAATAGCAAAAACTTTTAAAAGTTATTTGTGGATGTTGCAAGAGCCTACTGAAAGTGGAGAATTTTTAAATTCTAAGAAAGACACTAGTGTAACTTGTTTTCAAGATTTTCAAGAGTGGTTAGATGTTTGTTCTACTAAGTCAACTCTTGTAATGTATGAAAAGTTTCAAGCAAATAGAAAAGTTGACCCAATGACTACGAAGCAAATATTTTTTATGAATGCAAAACTTCTCGGTGGAACTGAAAATTTTGATGCTTGGTCTGCAGAAAGAAAAAAAGCTTACATTAAAGATTCTCTTTGGAATTTTGAAGATGAGATGGAAGCTTTTGGAACTGCAGTAAAAGAATTTGCTGGGGTACTTTTACATAAATGTTTTTTTGAAAGGGATGAAGATGAACATAATCATCATATGGGTCTAGAACATATAGAACTGAATTGGGATTGGACAGTTCAAGAACTATGTGAACTAATCGATGACTTTGTAAAAGTTAACGAAGGTCTTCCAACTAGGAATGAAGAAGCAGGTCCTCATTCTGAAGAAAGTTTAGATATTATTACTGGAGCTATAGCTTCTGAAAATTTTTTGGACTTTGTAGTTGATTATATTTTAAAGTCTAAGTAAAATAAATTTACTGCGAATGGACACCGCAGTAACAGGAATAAGTCCAAAGAAAGTAGAGTCTTATAAGATAATACTGGAGGGGACAGACATAGTCTTTCATTACAGTTGCGGGACAGTGTTGGGGGTTCAAATCCCCCTTATTCCACGAAAAGGTAGAACGGAAATTATATAGCTAAAAGTTGTGTGTTGGTAAGTAATAAAGTTCTACCAAATTTTACGCTCTTCTTAGGAAAGTCCTAGGTCGTATAGATTATCAACTAGTTAACTTACACACAGCGTAAACGATGAGTAAATGAGAGGGTATAATTAAATAGTCGGCAGTAGTCTCGCAAGAGATTACAAATTGTCCGATACCCTCCCATCGTCGACTCTCTTCGGAGAGTCGTATCCAAAATAATTTTTAAATTGATTTGCATTATTTTTCATTATGTGGTATAATAGATTATTAACCAAACGAAAGGATTAAAATGAATACAACATTCATTTATGAAATTATAAAAATGACTAGAGGATTAGAAAAGCATCCTTATCACGATTTAGAAGTGGTAGGTGTTGATTCTATAGAATTAAATACTTATGGATTTAATAATCCTGTAGAAATATTTTCTGAATGGGCTAGCAAAGCTCAGAAGGAATATTCTAAATTACATAAAACAGATGCTAGAGATAGTTACTTCTTTAGGTATCCTGTTATTGCAACAACGGAGGAGGAATAATGGCTAGACCAAAATGTAGCGTTGGTTGGTGTACCAACGAAGGCAAAATGTATTATCGTGGCGATAGAGTCACTAAGCGTGGACAAGATAACCATAAAAAAGGTTACAATGTCGGTGCTGAACAATTTTACAAAAGCTATTACTGGGTTTGTAATATGCATCGCAATGATGGTACTTACGACAAAGCTTGGGATAAGTTTCAAGAGCAGAGTAGAATTGCTCGTGAAATTTATCGTGCAAACTGGGGAGATTATTAATCCCCAGTACTTGCTTTTATTTGCAATGTATGATATAATGGTAATATGATAAAGGAGACTATGATAACAATATATAAAATATGTTTAAATGTATTAGAAAAGCTAGATGCTAGAGATACATTTATAAAAAGACTAGGTTATAAAATTGCTAGAAAAGTTTTTGACAGAGCTTTCGTGTATATTTATAACGATAGTCCTTATAATTACAATAGGTGGTATTCAGATGATATTTAAATTTATTTGTAGGTTGTTTAGTGGTAAATACTGGTTTTCAGACAGTTATTTCCCATATTCTTTTTGGGTCATTATAAATGGCAAAAAAGAATACTACTCATTTAGATTTCAGTGGATGAAAAAACTTATGTGGTTTTGGGCTACCAAATCTAAAAAGATACAACGTGGTGGTAAATCTATAACTTACTCTAATAAAGTTTGGAGAGCTTGGAAGCTAAGACATAACATTCTTTATAGATTGCACTACAAGTGGGATAGACCTTACGGTATGGGTATTCACGCAGAGATACCTTACAGATGGACTATTAATCTTAAGTTTAAAGATAAGATTACTTACAAAAGAGAAGAAGCTGTTAACAATGCTGTAGGATGGTTTGTATGACATACGATAACGCAACGTGCGGTAGATGTGGAACTGCAGAGAACATTGTACATTCAGGTGTAGATGGTCTTTGGTTCGGTTTGTTAGATGAGCTACATAATGTTTGCTATGATTGTGGTAATAAGCATTTAGATAAATCTTTACAGGAAGATAAAATGGATATTAGACAAGTAGTAGCAAACTTTACAATAGCTGATGAAGTTAAATTAGAATTAGCTGATGATAAAGATTTGACAAATGAAGAAGCAGATGATATAATTGTAAAGTACATTGATGATAAATTAAAAGCTGAGGGTATAAAAGCTTTTAATATTCAAATGACTGTTAGAGCGAAAGTGATTGAAAAAAGTGAGTGAATCAGAATTTGCTGAAGGTTTTAAAGAATGGAACGACAAGCTCCAAAATACTGGAGAAGGTCTTAAAAGATTTGAAATACCTTTAGAAGGTAAAGTGACTGTTATAGCATTTGATATGCTAGATGCTATGAAAGGTTTAGAAACTAAATTGAGTGTAGTTCCTACGCATCAATATAATTTAAAGCCGCTGTTAGGACAAGTTAAAATAACCAACTTATCTAACGAAGAAGAGTAAAAATTTAGTCAGTAACAAACTGACTATTTTTGATGAAGTATAAATCGATTAAAAGGCGGTATTGTTATGTCTGAAATTTCAGAACTACAAAAAAAATTATATTACCAATGTGCTAAATGTGGTCTAGATATGGCTGCTAACAATCAAGGTGGTTTAGACCTTACTGTTAGTGGTGGTTATGGCGACTTCACTGATTCTTATCGTGAAGAAGTCCCTACATTTAGGTTGTGTCATAGACACGCTCATAAGTTCGCTAACTGGTTAAATAACCAAGAAGTTCTTGGTATGTACTGGGGTCATAGCCACGCAGGTTATGAACCGGGCTTTTGGTACGGTCATCCAAGCTGGGAACAGCAAACTTGGTTGTCTCATTTAGTTTTATTCTTTCATAGTTTTTGGAAGCTAGGTTGGAAGGAAGCTAAATTCTATTTAGTAGAAGGTATCCGTTCACACATTAATTGGTCTCGTGTCGATATTAACGACAGGGAATCTAAATTCTTGTGGGGAAGGTTTATTGCTAGACTTTTCTTCTTAGATAATCATAGTAAAGGTTTCTTTTACGGAACTTATCGTAAGTTAAAAGGTAAACTTTACGATTTTTCTAAAAAGTATTATCGTAGTCAAACTTCGTTGTATAACGAAATTTGGCATAAAGCTTTAAACGATGGCTTTTCTGAATCAGAAAAAGCATATCTTAAAGATTTAGGTCTTGCTCTTGCCGAAGCTGAAGCTTTAGAAAAAGCTGAAGCCGCTGCACAAGCTGAAGAAGAATAATATTCTTCTTGGTAGAAAGGCAAAAACCCCTCTTCGGAGGGGTTTTTTGTATAGTAGTTGTTAAATACAGGAGATTTGTACTAAGTACCAATATCCACAGTTAAGTATAGTACAATTAATAAATAATGGGAAGTCGAGACTATTTAGAGAGTAACGCCGAAGAGCAAAAACAAATTGTAGAAATAAAATTTCCCGATTTACATCCTGCACAACAAGAAGTTAAAGATTCTCCTGCACGTTGGAAAATACTATGTGCTGGTAGAAGATTTGGTAAATCAAGACTTGGTGTTCAGTTATGTATGCAAAAAGCTCTAGATGGCGGTCGTGTTTGGTGGGTAGCACCTACTTTTGCTATCGCTCGTGTTGGTTGGCGTGATGTTGTAGCCGCAGCTCAAAGTTTTCCTAAATCAGTAGGAGTTGAAGTAAAAGTCGGCGATATGACTGTAAATTTTCCTAATGGTGGTTCTATTGCTGTTAAATCTGCTGATAACCCTCAAAGATTAAGAGGTGAAGGTTTACATTTCTTGGTTATGGATGAAGCTGCATTCGTTAGAGAAGAAACTTGGACAGAAGTACTTCGACCTACCTTAACTGAAAATAAAGGTTCTGCATTATTTATATCTACCCCAATTGGAATGGATAATTGGTTTTATAAGCTATGGGAAAGAGCTTTAGTCGCAGATGATTGGGCTAGATTTCAATTTCCTACTACTGCAAATCCTATGATTGACCCAGCAGAAGTAGAATCAGCAAGACTAGACTTAGGAGAATTAGTATTTGCTCAAGAGTATCTTGCTGAATTTATTTCTGAAGGTGCTCAAATCTTCAAACCTACTTGGTTTAATTACTACAAAGAAGGCGTTGGAAAAGTTATAGCTGATGGAAAAACTTACGATTTGAATGATTTAGTTAAGTTTGCAACAGTTGACTTAGCCGTTTCTATGAGAGAATCAGCTGACTACACAGTTATTGGTGTGTTTGGACATCACATTGAAGATGACAAATTATTTATGTTGGATATGTTTAGAGACAGAATAGAAGCACCTGATATTATTCCACAAATTAAAAGAATGGTAGGAATACATAATCTCGAATGGGTTGGAATTGAGCGAGCTGGTTATCAGTTAGCACTAGTACAGTTTGCAAGGAGAGAAGGTCTGAAAATCAAAGAATTAAGAGCTGACAAAGACAAGCGTTCACGGGCACTACCTTTATCTGCTAAGATGGAGAGAGGACAAGTATACTTTCCTACAGACGTAGACTGGGTTGCAGACACAGAGCGTGAGCTTTTGACTTTCCCAGTAGGTGAGCACGACGACATCGTCGATGTTCTAGCGTATGCTTGTTTAAGTAGTGCTAGAAAGAGAAAATGGGAAGCTTATTAAATGGCTGAAAATAAAAGTTTTTATAGAAGAGCAGTAGAATACCTCCAAGCTCCACCACAAAGAGTGAATAATACTTCAGGTGTAAAAAGAGGTTCATTAGATAAGTACGAACAAGTACAAAATTCTGTTTGGGGTTACAATACACAATCTGGTTACTTTCCACAAAAATTAATTGATGAACTTGGAGATGGCTTAGGTAATTCTGCTGTAGTCGCTTGTTTGAATGTGTTGGCAACTTCCTTTGCTGAGCCAATGCTTAAAGTTTATAAAAAACAAGAAGGTGGAAAACTAGAACAAGATGCTCATCCACTTGAAGTCTTAATGCAAAGACCAAATGAATTTATTTCAGGCGGTGTTCTTTCTCACTATATTGTTACTTCCTTATCAGCACACGGAGATGCTTTTTTACTAAAAGTTAAAAATAACAAAAATCAAGTTGTCCAATTAATTCCATTGATGCCTTCCTATGTAAAAGTTAGAGGAAATGAAAAAGAATTAATTACACATTATGAATATCACGCTGTTCAAAGAAGAAATGATTTAAATCCTAACTTTATAGAGATACCTAGAGAAAATATGGTTCACATCCGTCAAGGTATGGACCCTGATGACCACAGAAGAGGTTTTTCGCCACTACGTTCTGTAATGAGAGAGCTAGCTGGTGACGAAGCAGCAGGACAATTCGCTGTTGCTTTGTTACACAATATGGCAGTTCCGGGAGTTATTTTATCTCCTAAAGACGACACTATGGGTGGACCAAGTAGAGAAGAAGCAGAAGCTATAGCACAGTCTTTTAAATCTAAATTTTCAGGAGCTAACAGAGGTGCTCCAATGATTATGACAGGTGCTATGGATATTCAAGTTGTATCGTTTACACCTGAGCAGTTAGACCTTAAAGGTTTAAGAAGATTGCCTGAAGAGAGAGTTTCTTCAGTTTTAGGTGTGCCCGCAATTCTCGCCGGACTCGGGGCTGGATTGGAAGCGGCAACCTACAACAACACTCGTGAATTAAGAGAGTTTTTTACGGAGCAAAAAATGATTCCTATGTGGTCTGCTGTAGCAGCTGAATTAACACATCAATTATTACATAGAGACTTTGTAAATAACGATTATGAATATTTTTGTGCTTATGACTTAGACCAAGTTAGAGCATTATCAGGTGACCGACAAGAGCAAGTTAAAACTATGAACTCAGGAGTTCAGGGTGGATTTGTAACAATAGGAGAAGCGAGAAGGGCATTAGGACTAGACACTGATGAATCACACGACGTATATTTACGACCATTGAATATGGTGGCTGTGCCAGAGGGTGAAACAGGAGTTGTGACCTTACCAAAGGAGCCTGACACCCCAGCACAACCATCAGATGTTTCTGATGATAATAATGATGAAGAACAACCAATGGAAATTACTATTGATGAAAACGGCAAAGCTACATTAAATAGCGATAGTTTTAAACCTGAAACTAACAGAAGTAAAAGAGTTGTTAGAAGAAAGAAAGAAGTTTCTATTGATTTAACAATGGAGTTTAAAGCTTCTGAAGGAGATTATCTCATAGATGATAAAGCACCAGCTATTTCAGCTCAAGTTAAAAAAGTTTTAGAAAAGAAAGTTAAAGACCACAATGCTTCTAATCCTAAATACAAAGCTAGTTATGGTATGTTAGCTACAGTATTTAAACGAGGTGTAGGTGCTTATCGTACAAATCCTTCATCAGTTAGAGGAAATGTTACAAGTGCTACTCAATGGGGTATTGCTAGAGTAAATGCATTCTTAAAAGGACTTAAAGGTTCTTTCCCTAGAAAACCATTTGACCAAGATTTATTACCAAGTGGTCATCCATTAAGTTCAAAAAAAGGTATGAAGTTAGCTAGTGTAAAAGTTGGACAAACAGTTAGTTGGTCAATTAATAAAGACCCTGACCCACCTTCAATAGTTCACGGTGTAGTTGTTTCTGTTAATTCAGAGAAAAAAGAAGCAACTATGAATGTTTGGGCAATTATGGAAGATGGTTCTCATAAAAAAACAGATAGAAACGTAACAATGCCTTTTAGTAAACTAAAAGCTATTAAAGACTGGCGTGATGAAACTAAAGCTGCAAAAGATAAAATTACGAACTTTCCTTCATCAGGAGATAATCAAAAGATTAGTTTAAGTAATTCTAAGTTTAAACAATTTCCTGACCACGCTTATGTTAAAGATTTGAAAGAAAATTATCCAAGAATATGGAGAAGAGCTGGTACCGGTGGTAACCCTCCAACTTCTTTTACTGGAAATGATGCTTTCAGAAATTGGGCAAAATATAAATCAGGAGACAGAAGCCCAGCAGTTCTTGCTTGGGTAAAAAGAAGAGAAAGCTTTATGGCTCGACACGAAGGTAACACTCGTCTTAACGGTATTATTGCTGTTATGAAATGGGGAGGCGTTACTAAGTCAGGTGTTAGTGCTATGAAAAAAATCGTCAATGAGCAAAAACAAAAAGAGCGAGATAGAGCAAAAAAAGCTAACGATATGATTAGCCCTGACAGTGACGATTTGACAGGTTAAAATAGTATATTATATAAGAAAGGTAATTTTTTTATAAGGCGAGTAATATGGATAAATTTAAAAAACAAATAGAATTTAAAACTGTAGACGACGAAAAAGGAAAAGTAGAAGCAGTTTTTTCAGTTTTCAACAATGTCGATACCGACGGTGATGTTGTTCTTCCGGGTTCAATAAAATCTGGATTCAAAGACAATCAAGTACCTATGGTGTTTGCTCACAAATGGGACCAACCAATTGGAAAAGGCGTTATACATTCAGATAACGAGAAAGCTACATTTAAAGGAAGTTTCTTTATGGAAACTGAGGCTGGTCGTGAAGCATACCTATTAGCAAAAGAAATGGGTGACCTACAAGAATGGTCATTTGGTTTTAGAATCAATGATTATGAGTCCGGTAAGTTTAAAAAAGACGGAACCGAAGATGAAATTGATGTAAGATACCTAAAAGATTTAGAAGTCTATGAAGTTTCACCAGTACTCGTGGGTGCAAACAGAGAGACTTATACACTAGCTATTAAATCAGGTGAAGATGCAATTTACGAAGCCTCAAATGTAGAAGAAAAAGCTGAAGTTCTTCCTGAAGTGTTTGACACAATTGAAGAAGCTGAAGCTAGAGCAAAAGAGTTAGGCTGTGAGGGACATCACAGTTACGAGCAAGACGGTAAAACTCTTTATATGCCTTGCAAATCACACGAAGATTTTGAAGAAGCTATGGGTAAAGAAGAGAATCAAGATAAAGATTCTAAATCTTCTGACCCAGAATGTGGATGCAATTGTGATTGTGGCTCTAAAGAAGAGTCAAAATCACAACACTGTTCTTATGGCGATGACGGGAAATGTGCCAAAGAAATGGATGATGAAAAAAGTTTAGAGATTTCTGAAAAAGAATCCAGCTTGCAGGGAGTTCGATTTTCAGACGAGGTGAAGGATGTGCTTGCTGCATTAGAGAGCCTCATCGTAAGAGCGAAAGCAATTTCAATCTTACGTGAAAAAGATGGAAGGACAATATCGGAGAATGCTAGTTCTGCTCTTAGAGCAGTACAAGAGGATTTGAATGATGCTTGGAATGAGATAGATTCAATCCTTAGCGGTGATTCACCAGAGGAAGAGCCAGAAGAAGATACTGAAGAAGTTCCAGTTGATGAAGCACCTGTTGAAGAAATTCAAGAGGAAGCAGAAATCGCTGAAGCTGAAGTTGAAGTTTCTGAGGAATCCGAAGTTGAAGTTATCGAAGAGGAAGAAGTAGAGGAAGTTGAAGAGGAAGAAGTCAATCTCGAAGAGGTAGACGCTGAATTTGAAGCTTTATTTGCTGACGCTCAAGAAAATATCGCTGAATCCTTAGTACTTGAACTAGACGACGAAGAAGTATAAGCAAAAAAATATCTATATTGGAGATAAAAAATAATGGCAAATTATAAAGAAGAAATTTCCAAGGTTAGAGCTCAGTTGAAAGAAGCTTTTGACTCTCAAGTAGATGGTAAATATACACCTGAAGCTAAAGAGAAAATCAAAGGTTTAAATACTGAATTAGCAGGACTTATCGATAGCCAAAACTTAGAGAATTCAAAGTCTAAGAATGAAAAAGCTATGGAACAAGAAGTCTATGCATCTGAAACATCACAAGCTGGACCAAAATCTGTTGGTCAAATGTTTGTTGAATCTGACGCCTACAAAGGCTACAGAGACAATGGTGTTAAAGGTGTAGATTCTGAAGTAGCTTTTAAAGCAACTTTAGGTGCTGGAACAACTGAACAATTTCCACCGGAAGTTCTAAGACAACCGGGAATCTTAGAGTACGCTCTTAGAGACCCAGACTCTGTCATTGGGCTTTTTGACCAAATTGATACAAACCAAAACTCATTTGCATATATGGAAGAAACAACCTTCACTAACGCTGCTGCAGAGCAAGCAGAAGAGGCAACAACTGCTGAAGCTACATTAGACTTCACAGAACAAACTGCACCAATTAGAAAAGTTGGTGTCTTCTTGCCTGTTACTGAAGAACTTCTTGCTGATGTATCTGGAATTCAAGGTTATGTCAATTCAAGATTAGCTGCAATGATGAAACTACGTTTGGACAGTCAATTACTTTCCGGAAACGGAACTGCACCAAACTTAGAAGGCGTATTAACAAAATCAGGAATCAATGCATTCGACTATACTGGCGGCCCTTATGGTGGCGAGTTAGGAAAAATTGGTCAAATCTATCAAGCAATCACTGAAATCAGAAAAGATGCTTTCGTAGAACCTGATGCAATTGTTATGCACCCATCAGACTGGTATGACATCGTTACATCCGTAACTGACATTACAACAAGTGGTTCTAAGAACCCATTGTTCGTAGTTGCAGGTGGATTCGGTGCTGATGCTGCTCCAAGAATTTGGGGACTCCCAGTCGTAGCTTCTACTGCAATTTCCGCAGGTACTGTACTTGTTGGTAAATTCGGTGGTGGCGAAGCTGCACACGTTGTAATGAGACAAGGTGTTGACTTAGCTGTATCTGACTCTCATAGTGACTTTTTCCTTAAAGGAAAATTAGCTATCAGAGCAACAATGAGACTTGGTCTTGTTGTTTACAGACAAGCTGCATTCTGTAAGATTACAAATATGTAATTAAGTTCATTTATGTGGGGTAGGTAACTGCCCCACATAGAACTAAAAAAATTTTTTTAAAAGGAATAAAATGGAATTTATAAAAGTAGAAACAGATATATGGCAACTAGCTGACGGCAGCCTTTATGAAGGTGATGTTTCAGGCGTTAATGGTCAAGCTTCTAAAATTGCAAAAAAAGGTCACGAGTATAGTTCTGAGTATTTAGCAAAATATGGTTGGGGTGTTAAAAAAGAAGAAGCTGCTCCTAAGAAAAAAGCTGTTAAAAAAGACGCTGTAGAAGATAAAGCTGTTAAATCTGAAGACATAGAAGACAAGTAGAGGTAGCCAATGGCACTTTCAACTGTTTCTGATGTTCAATCTGCCATTGGAATAGATGTTTCTTCAGCTGATGAAACTTCTATAACAAATATATTTATACCGGCAGCAGACGCAGCTATCAAAAATTATATTGGTTATGATTTAGAATACTCTGCTTCAATAACTGATACCTTTGATGGCAACAATGAAGAAGAACTATTTACTTCTGTTGCACCGATAGTAGCCATATCTTCTTTAACAGAAGATGAAGTTGCTTTAACAGAGGGTAATCAAGAACATTATGTAGCTTATAAAAAGCTAGGTAGATTAAGAAAAGTAAATAACAAAAGATGGTCTGATATAAGGTATCAAAACATCTCAGTTACTTATTCTGCTGGATATTCTGACTCCGAGTCAGGTGTAGAAGATGTTCCAAAAGATTTAAAACTTATTAGTGCTAGGGCTGCTGGTAGATTATTTGTTGCCGCTGCTGCACTATCATCTCAACAATCAACTGGAGAAGTTAGCACTCATAGTGCTGATAATTCAACAGATTCTCAATTTCAATTAGTTACAGAAGAATCAATTGGAGATTATAAAGCTAAATACGAGTCTGTAGTTGATTTAATGAATCAAGAAATACTAACAAAAGCCGATAAATCAATACTTTCTAAATACAAACGACAATACTTTACATCGGCTTCTATTCTCGACTAGAATATAACTATGGATGAGAATGAAATTAAATTTAATAAGGCACAACGCCAAGCGTATTTAAGGTCTATTGACTTAGATGCTTTAATTGAAGCAGTTTTAGAACAAATGAATTCTTTAAGAATGCAAAAAGTTAATTTAGTCAATGATATGGATGTTCTAGTTAACGATTATCTTAAGGTTTGTAAAAAACACCCAATTAAGTAATGGCTAGATACGACTACAAATGTTCCAAATGTGAACATATATTTGAAGTTCAACATTCTATTAATGAAGACCCAAAGGTAAAATGTGAAAAATGTAAAGCAATATCTATTAGACAAATTAGCGGTAGGGTTAATTTATATGGAACTGTTGGTATTGATTGGAATACTGACCCTAGCAAAGTTTCTCAATCTATGAGAGACAAAGCTAAGGCAGCATCCAAACGTAAAGTTCAATTTTAAGGATTAAAGTAACCTAAAATCCCGTAACCACAAGTTCCTGCTTCAATACCTGCAACTGTGCAGTCTTCAGGAATAATACTGTCATCGTGTTCATCGACTATTTCTCCGTTATACCAAAATATAACATCTGTAAATACTTCTCTGTGAACACAATTAGCAGGTGGTGTTGTTGGGTCTAAATCTTCACAGTAAATTTCTGTGTAGTTATCCCAATAGTAATTAGGCATAGAGCCAACATTGTTACCCCCACCTAAAATCATTAATGCTACAACAAAGTGAAACATTAGTATCCTTTCTCTCGTAATTTTGCTTGGTACTCAGGGTTACAGTTAGCACAAGTATCTATATCCCACATATCTTCTTCTGTCTGAAATGTTTCCATAAATCTTCCACCGCACATACCGCAGTCGAACCAAGACCACATTTCTTTTTTAGTCTTATATATCCTGTATAGGCTTCTTTCCATTTTCCCTCTCATCTAATTGTTGAATCTGTTCATCAGAAAGAAACCATTCAGGCGGAAAGCCTTCTCTTTTTTTCTCTCTTTCCCACTTCCAAAGTTCTAATTGATACATAGCTCTTTCAATAAATGTATCAAGTAGGTTATTTAACTTACTAAGCATTTTGCTCCTTTCTGTATTTGGAAATATATTTCCAGTCTTTTTCCCAACACCATTTACTAGAGTTCCAATCACGCCATTGTGAACGACCGTAAATATCTTGAGATAGTAAATATCCAAACATAATGTTGTAATATTCGCTGTGTTGAACTTTTACAAATTCCATATTATATAAATCAATTGGTGTATCTTTAGGATGTCCATCGTAAGGATAACCTCTATAAGTCATTACCCAAGTATCCCATCTAGGTAAGTCATACTCTTCTGCAATCCAATTCCAAGTCCAACTCACAAATTGAAATAAACCGGAGTCATTATTGCCTTCAGCAGTTCTTACTGCATCAGTATTACCTCTTGATTCACACCATATAACTTTTACTGCAGTAGATAGTTGCTTAGGGTCATCAAAGAAATATATTAAATGGTCAGCGTGTTCTCTTACATCACGAGATATAATAGAATCACACCATTTGTATTCTTCTAGATAATTTTGAGTTAGCAAAGCCTTTTGGGGTAAAGCTGTCGCTAGGAATATCAAACATTCAGCTATCATATAAACCTATCCTTTTCTTCATATAACTATTATATCATAGTTGATATGAATTTGCAAGGATTTTATATATTAATTGCTTCCTGTATTACTTTTTCTTCTGAAGAACCTGTTACCGAAGTGATATATTCGTTAACAAATTCACCGTATTTGTTCTGCATTTTCTTATAAATAGCTGCTTCGTAGCAGTTTGCTATAGTACTCCAGCTAACAATTACAGTTTTTTCGCCATATTTAAGCATTTTTTGATGCTCATCTGACGCAATTAACTCGGGTTTCAATTAAAAACCTCCTACTATTTGCTACTCTAATTATACTACATATTTCTGTATAGTGTGTAAAAAATAAAAAAAGTGATAAAATTTTGCATTATTTTACAATGTGTGGTAAAATGGGTATATGAATAATGATACATTTAAACCGACTTTGGAACAAGCCGAGTTTTTATTCAAGAAGTTTCCTAATAAGACACTTCGCCAATGGGCAGACGAATGGGATATGTCTCACGAAAATGTTCGTTTAATGAAGAAAAAACTAGGTCTTGCTACAAGAGGTAAAGTAGTGCCAACTGAGCAGGCAGACGAAATAATTGCTTACATTAAAGATGGTAAGGGAACTGTTAACACAGCTAGAACTTTTTCTAAATATAGTTTTGGTAAACAACGTTTTCTTAACTGGTTGGATGAAAATCCTGATTATAAAGCCAAAGTAGAAGAAGCTGAAGCTTTTGCTTATGATAAGAAACTTAATCCAACTCACAAAAGATGCATAGCTACTGGTGAATGGTTACCTATTTCTGAATTCTATAAAGACAGCCAAACATTAGATGGCTATTCTCGTAGAAGCAAGAAAGCTGTTAAAGCATCTGTGGCTAAATACTATTATGGTAGAAATAATACTGAACCATTAGTTGATAAAAAAACTTGTTCAGCATTACCTGAATTAGGTGAATTACCAGCAAAGTATTTTCACAGAAATAGAAGACTAGCTTCAGGATTACAACAGTATTCTATTGCTTTTCAAACACCATACTCTAAATTTTTAAATTCAGAGGATGAGTCTGAAAGAAGCAATGCTTACAACTTAGCTAAGCAAGAAGCTTTGGATTATTTTGCAAAAGAAGGATTTGTTCCTATAATATAATTGCAAAGGAAACCTTATCTTAAACCCCTCACCAAGTGAGGGGTTTTTTTATTGGTATAATTAATTTATGCCAAGAATACCAACATCCGTACTAAACGAATCAATAACGATTCAAAGACTATCAGGTTCTTCTGTAGATGACAGAGGACTATCAACTGCTACATTCTCAGATAATGAAACATCTGTTCAATGTAGAATCGTACACGAAAATGGAAATGAAACCGATTCAGAAGGTAGATTAGAAGTAAATGATATATTCCTAGTAACAGTTAGACCTGAAATTGATATAACTACCCAAGATAGAATTGTTTGGGATAGCCAATACTACGATGTAAAAATTATTAAAAATATTAAAGATAGATTTGGTAATATTTTTTACAAAGAAATTGAAATGCATAAAGGTTTCTAATGAGTAGAAGAAGTGTATTAAAAACTAATAGGTCTTTAAGGACATTAAGAAGAATTAAATCAGACCCAAAACGATTTAAGTTTGGGAAAATATCAAGTATGCAAGATTTAAGGTCGTTCTTTTATGAGTACTCATTATTTATTGGTGATATTCAATCTCTTCCGGGAATGCCAAACTTAAGTACTTTAGGAACTCTAAGACACTATGGTCTTGTTGGCGGAAGAATTATGGGTGACGTTAACTCTATTATGGGTACTTTTAAAAAATTAACAACTGGAAGTTATGATGTTGAAGGTGCTGGTGAGCGTATAGTAAGACGTGCTGGTGGTAGATTAACTGGTAAAGTCCTTCAAGCAGTTCCGGGAAGCAATATGTTTTCTCGTGCAGCTCGTTCAGTAATTGGTGCTAATACTCAAAAAGCTTTCGATAAGCAAATGAAAAAATGGTTTAGAAGTAATGTTCCTGACAAACCTGTTGTCCACGTTGTTGGTGGATTTGATGCACAAGCGGTAGCCGATAGTGTTGAAGATGCTATTGCTATGGTAACAGAAGAAGTTGCTAGACAGACTTATCCTTTCGTACCTGTAAGAACTGGAACACTAAGAGGAACATTAAGAACAGAATTCGGTAGAAATAAAGCAAAAGGTGGTTCTATGCCTGCAGGTAAAGTTATTATAGGAAATCATTTGACTAAAGACTATACAGCTATTATTGAGTTTGGTTCAGGAAAATTGTTTAACCAAGGAGCAAAACACTTAGATAGATATTTTCCAATTCCTGAATCTATAAAAGCTTTAAAATCTTCCTCAAGAAATAGAGCTGCTGTTAACAGCAAGAATGGTAAAGGGGCTATGTTAAGAAGAGGTGCTAGAAATGCAATGGCTAGATACAACCAAGGAACAGCTACTAACATTAAAGTTACTACCCCTAATCTTGAATTAGAAGCAAAAAAATTAAGGAGTTAAAATGGCACAAAATTTACCTGATGGAGAAATATTAGCAAGAACTTGGGCTTTAAGTAAAAGCAGTATTACTGATGTCATTGGAGAAAGAGTAGCAACTAGATTACCTTCAGGAGCTACTATGCCTTTTGTAGTTATACAAATGCTAGGTGGAGGTCCACTAGGTGGTGAATCTTTAATTTATGAAGCACAACTTGTAGTTGATTTTTATGCTGGTAAGTATGCAACAAATAGCACAAAAGGTCATCCTGATTATGCAGCTGCTTTTCAAATTGGAAATATTTTTGTTAGAGAAGCTTTTGACCACGCACCTACAAAACTAACAAGTACTGGTGGAGAAGTCGGAATGGTACACGGATTCGATTCTATATCAGGTCTAGGAAGAGTAGATGAAACCGAGCTCGGTTTAGCACGCTATACTTGTGATATGGTAATGATTTATGGAGCAATATCGTGAAATATATAAAGGTTAACCCTTATATAAGGGTGTTTGACGCAATACGAGATGAAAAGCTCGATATTATCTTTGACCAAAAAGAATGGGTTGAAGTTAAAGATTCTGACTGGAAAAGACTCTCTGAGTCTGAAACTAAACAAGGTAATGTAATATTACCAACTTTTGTTGAAAAGTCAGATGGTATGGGGGAAATTAAGAATTTTACTGCTGCTGAAAAAGTAGAAGAAAATTCTAGCGATGATGAGTGGTATGAGGAACCTGCTGACGCAGAAGTAGAAGAGGAATAACGAAAAGTTATTCATAGAATAAGTAGGTAAGTAATGGCACAAAGCATAAGCGAAGTAATTTTAGGAACTGGTAACTTATACACTGCTTTGGAATCTGATGTTAATGGTTCATCACCAAATGCAACATTTCCAGCAGACCCAAGTGAAGCTCCTAGTTCAAGTTACTGGACTAATATAGGATACTCAGAGGGTGGATTCTCTCTAGAGTATGACAAAACTTTTGAAGACATTATGGTTGCAGAGGAAATTGACCCTATTAAGACCATAAAGACAGCTCAAGAGGTAAGAATTACAGGTGAATTAGCACAGGCATCATTAGCAAACTTAAAACTTGCTATGGCTGGTGGAACTGAGACAAGTTCAACTCCTTCAGCAGGATATACCCAATTAACTCCTCCATCAACAGACTCTTTCTTAGAGTATGCGTTGATTTTAAGAGTTAATGCACCGGGTGCATCTGAAGGTGGAACTCAGAAAGTTAGAGACATTTATGCTCCTAGAGCAGTAAACGTTGGAGCTTTCTCAATGGTTCACGCTAAGGCACCACAAAAAGTAACAATCACTGTTGAATACAAATTGTTAAAACCAAATAGTGATGCTCCGTTCAGTAACTTGTTTAAAGTTATAGACGAAGTTTAAAACCTGTAGGAGGGTAAATGGCAAATTTTAAAGACTTTGATGAAGCCATCAAAGAAGATAATGCGACAAAATTTACTTTCAAGGTAGCTGGAGAGACTTTCGAGAGTCCAGCCCAGCTACCAGCGAAAGTAGTACTAATGCAATTAAAAATGCAAAACGAGCAAGGCGGCATAGACCAAAAAGATATTGGTGAATGGCTAAGGTCGATTATTGGAGAAGATACCTTCGATAAGCTTTTGGAACTAAACATATCTTGGAGCACTCTAGAAAAACTTTTAGGGTGGCTTTTAGTGCAATATGGAATAGTTAAATCAGAAGACGAAATAAACGCTGATGCTGAAGGGGGAGAGGAAGAAGCCCCAAAATAAACATCACAATTGATGATATTTTGGAAAGATGGGCTGCCGTTGAAGCGGACTTTCAACGGTTTTACGGACTTCATCCCTTCGACTTATCGTGGAGAAGGTTCAGAACTTTAATATTCAGTCTTGTATCATCAGAATCTGCATTCTATGCACCTTACTTGAAAGAATATGTTGAGGAAGCTAAAGAAAGAGTGGATAGTAGAAGAGACAATCCAAATAGGATAAAAGTCAATCTTGATACAGCTCTAGATGAACTTGGTGGAATTAAAGAAAATATATCATTTAATAATGAAGGATAAGCAGTGGCACAACAAATAGGTTCTTTAGAAGTAGGAATAGAAGGTAATACCTCTGGTTTAAATAATTCTATTGGTGCTGTCCAAATGAAAGCTACAAATGCTTTCAAGAAAATTGGTTCTGTAGCTAATGGTATGATAACTGGTGCTCTAGTTGCAGGAGTGGCTGCTGTAGCTGTAGGTTTAGCTGCAGGTGTAAAAGCAGCTATTGACTTTGAAGCAGCATTCGCCGGTGTTAGAAAAACATTAAGTGGTTCAGATGCAGAATTAAAAGCTGTATCAGATGAATTAATCAATATGGCAAGGTTCTTGCCTCAAACAGCAGCTGAGCTAGCAGCTATCGCTCAAGTCGGTGGTCAATTAGGTATTGCTGCTAAAGATATTGCTCAATTCACAGAAGTTATTGCAAAATTAGGTGGGGCAACAGACTTAGCAGGTGAGCAAGGTGCCACATCAATGGCTAGGTTTATGAAAGTTATTGGTGAATCTGTAGGACAAACTGGAGTATATGCAAACATATTGGTTGCTTTAGGTAACAATATGGCAACTACTGAATCTGAAATAATAAACTTAGCTCTTAACTTTGGTGCATTAGGAAAGCAAGTAGGATTAAGCGGTCCTGAAATATTAGCCTTTTCTGCAGCTATGAGGGAAATGGGTCAGCCAGCCGCAGCTGGTGCTACAGCTCTTAATAAATTATTTACTCAATTAAATAGAGCTATGTTAGGAGAAGGTGGATTAGCTGAGTTTGCTGATATAGCTGGAATGTCTATGTTTGAGTTCCAAGCACTTATGGAAACAAGTATGGCTGCTGCAGCAGAAGCAGTTCTTAATGGTCTTAATGCTATGGGTGAAGCACAAAAAGACCAAATATCAGCATTAGATAGTGTTGGTTTAGCTAGAGACAGAGTTTCTCGTGCCTTAATATCAATGGCAACAAATGAAGAAGGTCTAGCTAAAGCAAGACGTATTGCTAACGAAGAATTATTTAGACAAGCTGCTTTAAATGAAGAGTTTAAAAAGAAACAAGATACAGTAGCTGGTCAGATGGATATTTTAAAATCAAAAGTAAATTCATTTGCAATACGAATGGGTGAAGCTTTACTTCCAGCAATTAAAGCAGTTGTTAAATTTATAGGAAGATTTTTTGATGGTTTATATTACTTAGTAAATGCTTTCAAAAATACAAGTGCACAAGCTGAAAAATTTCAGAAAAAAGTTATGGGTAGTGCTTTTGTATTAATGATTATAAAAGTTGTTACTTGGATTGCAAAACTAGTTAAAAACCTTAAGGGAATGGGTGATGAGATAGCAAAAGTTACTACAAAATTTGGTAAATTTGGTAAATTCTTGGGTAAATTTACTAAATTCTTTACTGGAGCAGCAGCTGGAGCAGCTTTATTTGTTTATGAAGTTGCTAAGTTCGGTGACTTACAAGCAATAATAGATAACTTTTCACAAAGCGTAGATAAATTAACAGTTAGTTTTACTTTCTTAAAACAAAATGGTATAGGTGGATTAGACCAACTTACTACTGATGTACTTCAAGCGATGGTTGATGGTATGGAAGATGACAACCCATTAAAAGCAGTTTTGAAAGAAATGTTAGAAGGCGGAAAATTAGATGCTGATGTAGCTAAAGATTTAGCTTCAACAGGTTCAGCAATATCCGAGGAATTATTAACTTCTATACAAGATGGATTTGGTGTTGGTGCAGCCGGCGGTGATATGAAATTAGATTTTCGTTGGCTTGAAAGTATAAAAAAAGCACTTGCTGAAGAAGGATTAGGAGATAGTCAACTTTTTAAAGATATACAAGCTTTACAGGATGCAATAAGAGGTGATGCAGATAAAGAAACTTTAAATAATTTAGCACAACAAGTTATTGCAAAATTAGCTATAGTCGAAGCAGGAAAAGATTCCTTAACCGTTGAAGAAAGTTTAAGAAAACTTATTACGGATAATGTAGTAGCATTATCTACAGCTTCAGGTAAGTCAGTAGATGACATTAAAAAAATAATATCGACAGAGCAGGGTCTCAAAACATTTGTTCAAGAATTTGGTATGGCTATAGAAGGTGTACCAGCACTTTATGATATTTTATTCCCACCTGAAAAAGACCCAGTTCAAGAAGCTTTACAGCAATTAAAAGAAGATGCTTCAGCATTCAAACAGATGGTTGCTGATATATTTGCTCCAACTGAACTGCAATTCAAGTTAGATTTTGCTGAAATGGATTTGGCAGATGCTCATAAAGACCACGCTGACCTCCATAAAGAACTTGGTGATTTACACGAAGAAGATGCTAAGTTACAACAGGATTTAATAGATATACAGCAACAAGAGTTATTGACTCACGAAGAAATACTGAAAATTCAAGAGCTTGAATTAGAAAATCAAGAATTAAAGATTAAGCACGCTCAAGAAGCTGCTATGACATTTGAAGAGCAAGTAGATTATCAAGATAAAATTAATGAAGCTTTAGAAATAGAACAAAGATTAAGAGATGGTTTAGCTCTTTCTGCAAATGACCAATTACGTAGAGAGAAACTTAGAAAAGATAGAAGAAGAGTTGAGTTAGCAGCACAACAGGGTTCTTTGGAATTTGCTGATTTAGAACTTAAAGCTATTGATGAAAATATTAAAGCTATAGAAGATAAAGCTGTTACTCAAACTGATGCTACTTTGGCTAGAAGAGAAGCACAGGAGATTCTAGATAGAGCTGAGGAGAGAAGGCTTAAGGAAAAAGAAAAGATTGCTGATAATATTGCTAAAATCCAAGAGATTAATTTAGAATCTGTTGCTCGCCGTAATGAAGAGATTATTGAAATTGAAAAGCGTCGTGCTGATATTGAAGAACGACTAAAAGAGATTCCTAGAGAGATTAAAGAAGCTCATTGGGATATTCACAAAGCTCAAAAAGCTGTTTACGATGCTACAGCTGATATTCAAATAGGTTTTATGGACTTGAGAGCTGTTGGTGAAGAAGAGATGAAAGAACTAGCAAAGGCTATTGGTATGCCATATGAGATGTTAGATGGTCTTATGACTCTATTAAACCACGCAAGAGTTGAATCAGGACCAATTTTTGATGAAATTATTACCAGAGCTACAGATACAAAACATACATTTGCTCAAGACCCATTCACTGGTGGACCATCAGTTTCAGATGTTCAAAGAAAAAATTATGGTTTCTTACAACAGGGAACAGGAATTGTAGATTTCCTAAGACACGGCGGTGGTGGATTCAAGACTGGAAATAAATTTATTGCTGGTGAATATGGTCCTGAATTAATAAAAACATTCCCGGGTGGTGGAATGGTTACTCCATTAGGTACTGGTGGTGGCACTACAATGCAAAATACTATAAATCTAAATATTACTGGATTACCAACTGACCCTATAGCTGCTAGAAGGATAGCACAAAATATTCAAAGAGAACTTGTTAAACTAGAAAGAGAAGGTAGAAGCGGTGTCGTCAGGTAGTTACAGAGCTTATCACATAGCAACACACGATAATGATTATGTCGATAATATGATTCCTTGTAAAGAAGAAAGTTGCTCTTATTATTTTTATGATATTGATGGGAAATATAGATATTGCGAAACTTGTCGTAGTAAGGATATGTGCTAATGGCTAACACAATAACAATTGGAAGAATGACTTTTACGTCTCCACAAACTATAACTATCGCTCCTATGCCTGATAACTCTAGAAACTCTGTTGAAAGAACAATATCTATAGGTGGTAAATTTGCAGTTGATTCCATATCTGCTGCAAAAGTACTAAGAGATGAACTTGTATCAATGGGAAACTCAAGCTTAGTCTATCCCTTTACTTGGGAAGGAGATGAATTAATAGAAGGTTTTGCTAAATTATCAGGAGTTAGTGTTGATTCCTCAAAATTATCTTCAGGACTTTTTAGCTATAGTGTTACTTTAGATGTTAAAGGAAGAGTATCAGAAGTTATATTTGAATCTAACCTTACTGGTTCTTTATTAACTAATTCACACAGTATTACATCTACTACTTATTCTCCTTGGCACGCATTACCAGTTAATGCATACAATTATTTTCACGAAGAAGCTCCTGTAGATGGTACAAGAGCTAGTTCAGAAGGAAATATAGCTTTTTACTATGATACAAACTTAAGAAGCAAGGCTGCTCAATGGATTGTTAACCCAGCAGATTTTTATAAAGGTGCTTGCAGAATAAGTATCGATAACACAACAATGACTGGGTATTTAACAAAAAACGCTCCAACAGGGGTGACGATTTCAAATGGTATAATAAGAATAACATCAGGTTCAACTACTGATGAATCAAGATTTACTGTAGAGTTTTACGATAATGGCGTTTGGGGTAGTGAAAGGGAAATATCTTTCAACTCAGGTGCTTCAAAATCAGAATGGAATTTATGGAAAACTGTTCAAATTATAAGAAACGAGCCTCACGAATGTGTTGTGCGTTTCACTACTTATTCTGACAGTAATGGAGATGGGCGACTCGTTGTAGATGTTACGCTAAGACGAGGAGCTCATCACATAAACTTGGTCGCCAACCAAGGACCTACTTCTGATAGAGCAGCAAACTCTAGAATAAATTTGCAAGTGACAAGTAATCACGATACTTTCACAGACGATACTGGGTATATGATAGAAGATAGTGCTGATAGCGATGGACAAAAATTTATTGTGGGAAGCCCACAAGGATACACTGCTGATGTAACTGATGGAGAAGACTTGATATATATAACAAATAATCAATTTAAAACATTCGTAGGTTATGTTTACAATGCTGTTAGTCCAAATACAATTGATAGTGCAGATGCTGTTAGAGACCAGTATTTAGAAGGTACATACGAGAATGTAAGATTAGTGAGGGCTTAAGTGGCAGTAACAGAAAAGTTAATGGGTGCTGGTACCTTCTCAATAAATTTTAGTCAAGAATATACACCAACAGCAATAATTGAATCAATAAAAGAATGGGGTCATATTGTTATTACTCCACAATCAGTTGATATAAACAGTCTTTCTGATTCCGATATATTAAGTTCCGCTAGATATACAGGAATAATTTTAAATAGAACTTTAGAAGAAGGAATTGTATCTATTAATGGTCAAGGTCTTGAACTGTATATGGGAGATGGTTCAGGAAAAGGAATGGTCATTGCTGAGTCTAATAATATTGGAAAAGTTAGAATATTTGATGGTGTTACTTTAGCAGAAGCTTTATTCAACTCAGTTACAAGCACTGGAAAACCTTATGGAATTATGAGGGATGAAACAGGTGCTTTGCAAGCTATTCAACAAGGTTCTATATATCAACCAACAGATACTGAAGGTGAAAATGTACTTTATTCAGGTCAGCATTTCGTTGAAACTGCTTTATCGGCTTTAAAGTTTATATGTGAAATTGTAAATGCAGAATACAGAGTAAACCCTAATGGAACATTAGATGCAGGTCCAGCAGCTAACTTATTTGTTGGTGTTGGAAGTAACGAACCAACTTCTGTAGTAGTTAAAACTGCTTATGGTGAAGACCCTGAATATCAAGGTGTAACACCACAAGGTTTAAGAAGTGAATTTGATGCTACTGACTGGGTTTCAAGAGTTGACTTTACTGGAGAAGTTGGATATTTTGATATTGCAACAGATGTTGCAGGTGAAGCTAACTTATCATCTAATCCTTATAAAGATTTACACGGGAATGCACTTAAACGTGTTGGCTTAGTACAAGAACCTGATGTACCTGAAGAACATTTGAACTCAAGAGCTCAAGCGATGCTTAATGAATTATCTAGAGTTAAAAAAATACTTAATCTTGATTTAACACAGTATGAAGTATCGGGAGATATGAAAGTTGGAGATTATGTATATGCTTTTGACCCTGATGTAGGATTCGTTGACACAGATGCTGATGCCGCTGCAGAAAGCAGAGATAAATACGAAGTAACCTTTAGAGGTCAAACTATAACACCAGCAAAGGTAAGAATTATAGGTTTAACTTTCCCAATTATTGATGGAATGGGTGTTTACTTCAGAGACAAAGATGGAAACTATACAGACTTAACTCAATATATAAACTATGAAAGTGGTTCTACTCAAGTTGAATTAGGAGATTCAATTAGAAGCTTGAAAGATGATTTAAGATTCAGTGAATTTTCATTATCTAGAGAAGTAGCGGGTGCTTTTTCTATACCAGATTTACCAAGCACACCAACTTTACAATCTGGAACATATTTAGATTCAACTGGAGAATCTAAAGGATTTATAAGAATCACAGTAAGCAAGCCAACTAATATAGATGGTTCACAAATTACAGATGGTGAATCATACAAAGTAAGATATAAAAAATTAACAGATAACGAATACTCTTATATGAGCTTTCCTTTTACAGGCGTAAGTTCAGAAACCTTGTTATTACAAGATTTAACTGTTGGTGCAACTTATCAAATAGGTGTTGCAGTAGTAGATAAATCAGGTTTCAAGAAAATGTCAGCTTATGATGGCACAGGAGAAAATTTATATACAGATAGCTCAAGTATTAATCCTAGTTATACAACAAATGCAAGAATAGAAATTGAAAAAGATGGACAAGCACCATCACAGCCTAAACAAGCAACTATAGCTACTGGACCATTAAGAGTTCAAATTACACATTATTTAGGAAAAGCAGGAACTGATAGCGGCGGTAATGCTTATGGAGATTTCACTTTAGAAGGTGACTTAGACCACTTAGATATTCACGCTGTGACTCAAGATGGTAATACCGAAACATTTACTGTTGCAAGTAGCAATAAAATTGGTGAAGTAAAAGTTAACTCAGGAAACTTATTACAAGAAATACCTGTAGTCGCCAACTTAGAACTTCCTGACTCAGAGGATTATTACTTTAGAATTGTTGCTGTTGATAAATCCGGAAACGCATCTGACCCATCAGCAGGTCAAGCAGGAAATGCAACGCTTATGGAACAAGCCTATATTGGCGATGCTGCTATTACTACAGCAAAAATTGGAGAAGCTGCTATTACAGATGCAAAGATAGCTACTGCAACTATTACTTCAGCAAAAATAAGTGACGTATCAGCAGACAAACTAACTTCCGGAACAATTACAGGTGGAGAGATTACCGTTGGTGGTGTTTCTAATACTGCAGGATACATTCAGTCTTACAACTATGTAGCCGACACTTCAGGTTGGAGTATTTTTTCAGATGGAACTGCAGAGTTTCAAGATGTTAAGATTCGTGGTGAATTAAACGCATCAGATATTGTAACCGGAACTTTGGATGCTTCTAACTTAACTGTTACAAATCTAAACGCAGATAGTATTACTGCAGGAACCTTAGATGTAGATAGACTACCTACTATTACAACTTCACAAATAAACTTTGATGCTGGAGATATTGGTGGTGCTGATAGTTCAAACATTGTTGCTACTATAAATACTTCATCAGAAGGACTTACTATTAATGCAGCTAAGTTGAATTTATCAGGTGTATTGTCTGTTACAAATCCAAGTATTACTTCCGGAAATATTGGTGGAATAACTATTAGTAGTGACTATATTCAATCAGATAATTATGGAACTTCTAGTGGTGCTGATGGATTTAGAATACAGTCAGATGGAAATGCATTCTTTAAGGATGTAACAATAAGTGGAGTATTGAACGGTGTAACTGCTAACCAACCAGTAACACTAGACCTACCTAGTGGTGGTAAAATCAGAACTGCTTCTTCGGGAGCTAGAGTTGAATTACATCAAGCTGGTAGTTTCCCTTCTGTAAATTTTTACAGCAGTGGTGGAACAACAACTTCATTATATGATGACAACTCAGCATCTTTTGTTATTAGCACAACCAGAGAAATAACTTTATCTGGTACTGGTGGAATACATTTAGCTGATAATACTTTACACATAGGCAGTAAACAAGGTAGTTTTTCATCTGCCATATATATTGATGGGGATATAGGTGGTTCTACAGATGTACTAAGAAGTTCAGGCACTTACGCTTACTGGGGTTCTCCACCAGCTACTGCTGGTGTTACTGCTTTAGCTGGACAAGGAACTATAAGCGTAGGACCGGGAAATACTGGTTCTTTAATTATTAGTAATAATCATAGTCACGATGCACATAATCACTCTGGAACTGTTTTTACAAGCGATAATCATCATAACAACAATAGTTTTATTAACAGTTCTGATGTAACAAATAACAGTACTGTTCAAACTGGTTATAACCACGCAAACTCTGCTCACGTTGCTAATAATACAATCAATTATGCTATACAAGTGCACGCAATGGATGCTAGTGCACACCATAGTGCAAATACTGTTCCTCAACACGATAACAATGAACACAGCGAAGATTATACACCTTTAAGTTCTTACAATAATCACTTGAATAACTTACACTTTTCAGACGCAAGATTAAAAAATGATGTAACAGATACAAGTTTTGGTTTAGATTTCGTTAATAGATTAAGACCAGTAGATTACACTTGGGACCAATTATATTTAGACACTTATTATGGTGATGGTCATTTCGATGGATTAAAAGCTTTATTAACCAATCAGCAAACTGGTTTTCTTGCACAGGAAGTTAAAACTGCTGTTTATGAAACAAACGGAAGCAATATTGATTTTGGTGGATTTATAGAAGTAGAGTTAACAGACGAAGATAGAGCTGTTAAAGAAGCTACTGGAACAACAGATGATATACACAAATTGGATTACCAACAATTTATACCACCACTTGTAAAAGCTGTACAAGAACTTTCAGCTAAAATAGATGTATTAGAAGCAAGAATAGATGAGTTAGAAGGAGCGTAATGGCTATAGAAGATTTTAAATTTTCTGGAAAAGAAAAAACTATACAACAAGAACTTATAGAACTTATGTCTCTTATTGAATTTTTAGAAGATAAATATATAGAAGAAACAGCAAAAGAAGAGCCTATTACAGAAATAGTATCTCAACTAGAAACAGAGATTATTTCAAAAAGACAAGAGTATGAAAATTTAGGTGGAACATATGACACATAATAATCTTTTTTATAATCCCGATGAAGAACAAGAATTAAATGACAAGATTTCTTTTAGTATGGACAAAATAAGAAATATGGAGGAATTATTATCTGTTGCTATATCTGAAAATGTTGAACAAGAAACAATTGATGGAATTCAAGCTAATATAGATGCGGAAATAATAATATATAATGCTTTAATTGCAGAAAGAGATGAAACACCTTGAAATTTTCTTTGGGGGGTAAACAATTTATAGAATTTAAAACTGATGTAAAAGGTTTACAAGATATAGCACCTATACAAAAATCATCATCTTTTATACCTAGATGGTTTAAAGATATAAAAGATTACATTGAAATACCTGCTGTACACGAAAGAAACAAAAGACACTATTTTGGTAAAAAAGGTTCAACTGCTAAACAACATACTGCTGGAACAGTAAAAAGATGTCCAGCGATAATAGACTTACTTACTGAAGGTTTTATTATTCCAATGTGGACAGATTTTTTAATACAAAGAGACTTAGAAGTACTTGAATGGGACAATAGAAGTTTTGCTTATGGTATTGAATTTCATAGTAAAGAACAAATAAAAGGTTGGAATTTAAAAAAAACAGATTTTCCAGAAGCAGTAAAGTTTGTAAATCCTTGGAGAATATACACACCACCGGGTTATTCAGTATTATTTATGGCTCCTATATACCAATTTGAAAATAGATTTACAGTACTTCCGGGAATAGTTGAAACTGACTCATATCATCATATTAATTTTCCTTCTATTTGGCACACGACTAAGGATGCTATAATAGAAAGAGGTACACCGTTTATTCAAGTGATTCCATTCAAAAGAGAAAACTGGGATATTGATGTATCACAGATGACAGAAACTGACATAGAGAACGATGCTAGGGAAAAAGTAGAGCTTAATACTAAGTTCAAAAATAGTTATAGAAATATCGTAAGGCGTTTAAATGGCAGACATAATAAACGAAGGTGATTCCAAGTTAGAGGTAGTTGATTCCTCTATAGATTCTCTTGCTAAAATTATTGCCGAAATTAATGGCGTAGAAAGAATAAATCAGTCTTCAACTTTATTAACATTCACTAATCCTGACAACCAAATGGAAACAGGTGATGAAACCGATGACCAAAATGGTGCTGCCTCTACTTTTAATGGTTTTCAAGTTGATGATGGAGTTATAAAAGTAGTATCAGGAGATGGTTCTACAATTCCACAATCAAATCTTTATATTGATGGTAAATCAATTATCTCAGATAAAACTCTTGCTATTGGTACTACTGGTCAAAAAGAATTACATTTTGGAACCAATGGAACTAAATGGGTAAAGATAACTGAAGGTGGTTTCCTAGACTTTGCTAAGATGACCATAAATGGTTCTCAAGGAACTGCAGGTCAATATATTAAAAATGCAGGAAATGGAACTATTGAATGGGCTACTTTAGACAGTAGAAACGCCTTTGGTTCAATAAGTGTAGGCGGAAGCACTATAAGTGCTGGTTCTGTAGCTGATACATTAACAATTACTGCTGGAGATAATGTAGTTCTAAGTGTTGACGGAAGTGAATTAACGATAAATGCAACTCAACCTAATGTTTTTAAAACAATTCAAGTTTCAGGTCAAAATGATATAGTAGGGGATTCAACCACAGATACATTGACATTTGTAGCTGGTAGTGGAATAACAATAACTACTGATTCTGCTTCAGATACGATAACAATCGCTAATTCAAGCTCAGGTGGTGGAACTACTGAAGATGTATTTAAAACAATATCTGTTTCAGGTCAACAAGATATTGTTGCTGATAGTTCAACTGATACTTTAACGCTTATTGCAGGTCGTGGTATAGAAATAACAACAGTAGATACTGATGATTCTATAACATTTAAAGAAACTAAAAGTAGATTATTATCACCTCTTGGGTATTTAACTTATACCATAGATGGTGGTTCAACTACAGAATTACCACTAAAAAACTTTTTTATAAATACCACAACAAGTATTGGGGTAAATGGAGGTGGTTCTCAAGTAGGTATGACCACACGAGCTTTACGTCTGCTAGAATCAGATGGTAGTACTTATAAGTTTATGATTATGCCAGCTACAAGTGATGGGGAATCTCTTGTATTTACATTCACTGAATCAGATGGCACTACTCAGACTAAGAATATAACAATGGCTGCGTAAAGGGAATAAATGGCACAAAAAAATCCAATAAGAGGTGATTTTAACGAATCTAGTGAACTAGTTGGTTTAGCCGAATTTCAAGCTTCTGACTTTATTGGTATAGAAGATGGTGGTACTGGTGCTATTACAGCTTCAGGTGCTAGAACTAATTTAGGTCTAGAAATTGGAACAGATGTCCAATCTTGGGATGCACAATTAGATGATATTGCAGGTTTAACACCTAGCGATGGTTATTTTATTGTTGGTGATGGTTCTAATTTTGTTACAGAATCAGGAAATACAGCTAGAGCATCTTTAGGTTTAAGCACTTCTGACTCTCCAACATTTAATAATTTAACAGTATCAGGTAACTTAACTGTTTCAGGTACTCAAACCATATTAGAAACTGAAACTTTAACAGTAGATGATAATACTATTGTCCTTAATTCAAATGCTACAGGTTCAGCTTCTGAAGACGCAGGTATAGAAATAGAAAGAGGAGACGATACAAATGTCACTCTTATTTGGGATGAGTCAAATGATAGATGGACTGTAGGCTCAGAATCGTTTGTTGCTGCAACATTTATTGGTAATCTTACCGGTAATGTTACAGGAACAGTATCAGATATAAGTAATTTTGATACTGATGATTTATCAGAGGGCTCTACTAATTTATACTACACCGACACAAGGGTTGGAACTTACCTGACAACAAACAGTTATGCTACTGAAAGCTATGTAGATAGTGCAGTAGCTTCTGAAAATGAATTAAGTGAGATGAACGATGTTACTCTTACTAGCCCTGCTAATGGTGACTTTTTAAGATACAATGGTTCTGTATGGATTAATGACCCTGTCAATTTATCAACAGATACTATTGGTGATTATGTACAAAGTATTACTGGTGGAACAGGAATATCTATTGATGTTACTTCTGGTGAAGGACAAACACCTACATTAGCAATTGACTTTACAGAATTTGATACTGGAAGTATAACAGAAGGAAGTAACTTATATTTTACAGAAGAAAGAGTTGACGATAGAGTTGCTGCATTATTAGTAGATTCAGTAACTTCTGGAATAGACATTAGTTATGATGACGTAAACAATCAATTAACAATTAGTTCTGACCTTTCTGAAATAGTCGAAGCATTACAAGATAACGTACAAGGATTATTTAGTGGTGGTACTGGAATAACAACAAACTATGATGATGGTTCTAATACATTAAGTTTATCAATAGATTTTACTGAATTTACTTCTGATGACATAGTAGAAGGTTCTACAAATTTATTTGTTACTGATGAAAGAATAGACGATAGAATTAATGCTTTACTTGTTGATAGCACAACATCTGGTATTGATATATCTTATGATGATGTAGCAAATTCATTAACACTTAGTGTAGATTTATCAGAAATTGTTGAAGCACTCCAAGACAATGTAGAAGGTTTATTCTCTGGTGGAACAGGTATCACAACAAGTTATGATGACGCAGCAAATACCCTTTCTCTTTCAATTGATTTTACAGAATTTGATACAGACAATGTAGTAGAAGGAACAACAAACTTATTCTTTACTACAGCTAGAGTTGATAGTCATTTAAGTGGTGGAACAGGAATTAGCTACACTACTGGTGCAATAGCAATTGACTTTAGTGAGTTTGATACTGGAAGCATTACAGAAGGAAGCAACTTATATTACACAGATACTAGAGCAGATGGAAGAATTGCAGCAGCTAGTATTGGAGATTTATCAGATGTAACTCTAACTTCTACAGCTACAGGTGACATACTTAGATACAATGGTTCAGCATTTGTAAATGAACCACTTAACTTAGGTACTGATACTGAAGGTGACTATGTAGCAAGTCTTGTAGCAGGAACAGGTATAACTCTAACTAATAATAGTGGAGAAACTTCAACACCTACTGTTGCAGTAGATATGACTGCTTTTGATACAGATGATTTATCTGAGGGCAGTACAAATCTTTACTATACCGATACAAGAGTAGGTAGCTACTTAACAACTAATAGTTATGCTACACAAACTTATGTAGATAACGCTGTAGCAAGTGAAAACGAATTAAGTGAAATGAATGATGTCACATTGACATCAGCTACTACTGGAGATTTTTTACAATACAATGGAAGCGTTTGGGTTAACATTGCACCTGATACTGATGACATTGCTGAGGGTACTAATCTTTACTTTACAACTTCTAGAGTAGATACAGAGATAGATAGTTATGTTACTGGAGGAACTGGCGTAACAGTATCTTCCGGTCAAATAAGTATTGGTCAAGCAGTATCAACAACTTCTAACGTAACATTTGCAGATGTAACTGTTAATGGAGATTTAACATCAGGTGGTCAAGTTCTTATAGGAACAAATACTATTACATTGAACTATGATGTTCAAAGCACAGATAACACACTTGATATTGATATAGAGTTTTGGAGAGGTAATTTAGCCCATAAACACTTTAGTTGGGATGAACAAAATGATAGATTTACTGTTAACGGAGAAGATTTTGTAGCTGGTACTGTGATAGCAGCTTTAACTGGTAATGTTACTGGTAACGTTGCTGGTAATGTTACTGGAGACTTAACAGGAGATGTTACTGGAGATGTAACAGGTAACCTAACAGGTAATGTTACTGGAAATGTAACTGGTAACGTTACAGGAAATGTTGTTGGAAATGTAACAGGAGATGTTACTGGTACGGTTTCTAGTTTATCTAATCACGATACAGATGATTTAACTGAAGGCGTAACTAATCTTTACTACACAGACACTAGAGCAAGGGCTGCTATAAATTATAATGACGCAGGTGGAGACGGCTCATTAACATATGACAACTCAACTGGAGTTATAACTTACACTGGACCATCAGCTTCAGAAGTTAGAGCACATTTTACTGCCGGTACAGGTGTTGCAATATCTTCAGGTGAAATATCTATAGGACAAGCTGTAGCTACTACTGATAATGTAACATTTGCAACTGTAGAAACTTCTGGAAATGTAACTGTTGGTGGTAACTTAACCGTATCAGGTACAACTACAACAATAAATACTGAGACATTAGTAGTTGATGACAACATTATTATCCTTAATAGCAACGCAACTGGAAGCCCAACTGAAAATGCAGGTTTTGAAATTGAAAGAGGAGATTCTGCTAATAAATCTTTCTTATGGAATGAAACAGATGACAAGTGGACATTAGGTTCAGATACATTAGTTGCAGGAACTGTTGAAGCAAATCTAACAGGTAATGTAACAGGAACTGTTTCTTCCTTATCAAATCACGACACAGACGACTTAACTGAAGGTACTACAAACTTATACTACACAGATGCAAGAGTAGATGCTTATCATACAGGTGGAACTGGAATTAGCTATGCTTCAGGAACAATAGCTGTTGATTTTACAGAATTTGATACCGATAGTATCACAGAAGGTTCTTCAAATGTTTATTACACTACTGCACGTGCTAGAAGTGCTGTCTCAGGTGGAACAGGATTAGATTACAATAGCTCAACAGGTGTATTTGATATTGATAGCACAGTAGCTACATTATCAGGAACTCAAACTCTTACCAATAAAACAATAAACTTTGAAGATAATACTGCAATAGTTGAGTTTGCAGTAACAGTAGCTGATGTTAGTGGTAATAAATATCATTTAGATGGTGAAACAGCTGCAAGTATTCAGCTTGTTCCGGGAATTACATATAGATTTGACCAGAGTGATAGCACAAACTCTGGGCATCCATTAGTATTTTCAACAACTCAGGATGGAACTCACAACTCAGGTTCTGCTTATACAACAGGCGTAACTACAAATGGAACTCCGGGTTCTTCAGGAGCATATACACAAATAGTTGTCAATGCTGCAACTGCTGATACTTTATACTATTATTGTTCTTCTCACTCAGGAATGGGTGGAAGTTCTGTTGTTTCAGTAGCAGGTTCTAGTTTAACTGCAAGCACAACTGATAACTTAACAGAAGGCAGTTCTAACCTTTACTTTACAGACGCAAGGGCTAGAAGTGCAATATCTGTTACTGATAGTGGTGGAGATGGTTCTCTATCCTATAACTCAAGCACAGGCGTAATTACTTATACAGGTCCTAGTGCAAGTGAAGTTCAAGCACATTTTTCAGCAGGTACAGGTGTAACTTATTCAGCAGGACAATTTAGTATTGGACAATCAGTTGGAACTACAGATAGTGTAACATTCAGTACTGTTACAGCAAACTTAACTGGAAATGTGACAGGAAACGTAACTGGAAATGTAACTGGAACTGTATCATCATTATCAAACCACGATACTGGAGATTTAACTGAAGGTAGTAACCTTTATTATACAGATACAAGAGCAAGAGGTTCAATAAGTGTTACTGATGCAGGTGGAGACGGAAGTCTAAGTTACAACAATACAACAGGTGTTATTACTTATACTGGACCAAGTGCAGCAGAGGTTAGAGCTCACTTCACAGCAGGAACTGGTGTTTCTATTACTTCCGGTGAAGTTGCAATTGGTCAGTCTGTTGGAACTACAGATAACGTAACATTTAACGATTTAACAGTTTCAGGAAACTTAACAGTTAGTGGAACAACAACCACAGTTAATACTGAAACTATAAACCTTGCAGATAACATAATTGTCTTTAATTCAAATGCAACAGGAAGTGCTTCTGAAAATGCAGGAATTGAAATAGAGCGTGGAGATGACGCTAATAAAACTTTAATTTGGGATGAAACCAATGATAGATGGACAGTAGGAAGTGAAACTTTTGTAGCTTCTACATTTATTGGAAACCTAACAGGAAACGTAACAGGAAATGTTACTGGACAAGTTTCTGATATTTCTAATCACGACGCTGCTGACTTGTCTTATGACCCATCAGATTCAGAAAACCTTACTGCAACAACTGTTAAAGGTGCTTTAGATGAATTAGATTTAGCAAAAGTAAATAAGAGTGCTTTAGGAACTACATTAATTTTCTATCCTACTGATACTGCTGACCCATCAATTAGTGGTTACTACAGAATGGTTACTTCTATATCTGATACTGATTACGACACAACTGCTGTCAATATATCAACAGGTTCTATTACTGCTAACGACCAACAAGTAGGTGCAGTTATTGGTGATGCAGGAATATTTCAAGGAAATCCGGGTTATATCGAACTTCACGTAACAGGTTCAATAAGAAATGTATCCGGTGGTAGTGCTGGTTTCTATTTTAAGGTATATCATAGAAATTCAAGTGGCACAGAAACTCTTATGGGAACTTCTAATGCTACACCTAATGTAAC